TGAAGGTCTTGACGACTTGCATAACAAGTTTGACGCAGTAGAGCGACGTGTCGATGATGTTGAACAAGAGCTGCAACATCTGCCAAGTGCCAAAGACGTCGCTGAGTTAAACGGCGCTATCCGTGATATGAGAGGCGAAACCAGCGCTTTACGTACCAGTATCAAGGGACTATCGCGGCTCGTCAATCTGCTAGTCGAAAAAGAAGTTAATAAAGGGGATAAATAAGTGATGACCAATGTAATCACAGCCGATCAGCGCTTGGCGCTACTGCAAGCCTTGGTCGCGTGTAATAACGACGCCAATCAAAACATATTACAGACGTGTCTGGCGCAGTACGGTCATCGTATCAGCATGGATCTGGTGCGCAATCATCTGCTGTGGCTTGAGGAGCAAGGGCTGGTCAAGATCAGTCGTCTTGACCAAAACAACACGGCGTTTTTTGTGGCGACCATCACCCAGCGCGGCTTGGATGTCGCCAATGGCTTATCTGTCGTCGATGGTGTCAACAAGCCTAATCCACAGTATTAAAGGATAGGACTAGCAATGACTGACAAAACCAGAGGACGTGCATCTAAAGTGGATCTACTACCAAGCGATATCAAAAGCCAGCTAACCCTCATGCTACGTGATAAAAAGCTATCACAAGCAAAGATCTTAGCTGAAATCAATCAGCTGGTGTTAGATGCTGGGCTTGGTGAGGCGCATTGTCTGAGCCGTAGTGGTCTCAATCGCTTCAGTAGCAAGATGGAAGAGATGTCAGCGCGTATCCGTGAAAGCCGCGAGATGGCAGAGATCTGGACGAAGCAGTTTGGGGAAGCGCCGCAAAGTGACGTCGGTAAGATGCTGATGGAGTTTATCAAGCAGCTGGCGTTTGAAACCACCATGAGCGTGGGCGAAAGCGGCAAAGAGGTCGATATTAAGGCGCTTAATCAGCTGGCGCTAGTCGTACAGCGGGTTGAGCAGGCGGAGACCAGTAGTTTTAAGCGTGAGCAAGCAATCCGTAAGGAGGTTGCCGAGATCGCTGCTGATACCGCTGAAAAGGTGGTGTCTGAAGCGGGGCTATCTGCTGATACGGTCAAGATGATAAAACATCAAATCTTGGGTATTGCCGATGACTGATACTCTCACTAAGCCGTCTATTACCGAGCGTCCGTTAAATCAGCTATCTAATGAGTGTCAAAGCTTTTTAGATGGTTTTAGTGCGTTTGATAGTAGTGAGGTATTGTTAGGCTATCAAAAGCGCTGGATTGCAGACGATAGCCAAATCAAAGTCGGTGAGAAATCACGGCGTATTGGACTGACGTGGGCTGAAGCCGCTGACAATGCCCTTGATGCCAGTATGAGCCGCACAGCTGGTGGCTGTGATACGTTTTACATCGGCTCAAACAAAGAAATGGCAAGAGAGTACATTGACGCTGTCGCTATGTGGGCCAAAGCATATGGCTATGCCGCTAGTGAAACCTGCGAGGATGTCTTTGAAGATGAAGACAAGGATATTCAGGTTTTTGTCATCTATTTTGCATCAGGCTTTAAAGTCAAAGCGCTGTCGTCGAGTCCCAAAAACTTGCGTGGCATGCAGGGTAATGTCGTGATAGATGAAGCAGCGTTCCACGACCGCTTTGCTGAGGTGCTAAAAGCCGCGATGGCGCTGACGATGTGGGGCAGTAAAGTTCGCATTATCTCGACGCATAACGGCGATGACAGCCCTTTTAACGAATATATCAAAGACTGCCGTGCTGGTAAAAAGCGCGGATCGGTGCATACCACAACCATTGAAGATGCTTGTAATGACGGGCTATATCAGCGTATCTGTCAGGTGCTCGGTAAGTGCCAAGTCACTGGTGGCGCGTGGACACTAGCGGGTGAACGTCAGTGGATACAAAACCTACTGAACGACACAGAAAGCGATGAAGACGCGCAAGAAGAGTATATGTGTGTGCCTAAGCACGGATCAGGTAACTGGCTGACTCGCGCTATGATCGAAAAGAATATGGATAAAGGCACGCCCGTTATCAGTTTAATTAAAACAGATGCGTTTAGTCTGGTCGATGAGCATATCCGACGCAGTGAAATCCACGACTGGTGCGAAGAGCATTTAAAGCCGCTTTTAGAGGTATTAAATCCCAATTTAAAACACTATGCTGGCGAGGATTTTGCCCGTAGTAGTAACTTAACCTCCCTTAGCATCGGCGCTGAGCAGCATAACTTAGACTTGGAAGTGCAGTTTATTGTAGAGCTGGGTAAGATGCCCTATAAGCAACAAGAGCAAATCATCGTTGATTATATCTTGGATAGGCTGCCAAACTTTGCTGGCGCTGCATTTGATGCCCGTGGTAATGGTGGCTTCCTCGCTGAAGCGGCGTCTGATAAGTTTGGGCGCTGGGATCCAAAAGAGCAAACGGGGCTTATCGATGAGGTGAGCTTTAGTGATCCGTGGTATCGCAATCATACGCCGCCTTTTAAGTCTGCGCTCGAGGATGGCACGTTTAAAAACATACCCAAGACGGACCGCGTGCTGGCAGATTTGCGAGCCTTTAGAGTGGTCAAAGGCGTGCCAAAGATACCGTCGGCAACTGCGGCCGAGGACAGGCAAGGCATCAAGCGTCACGCTGATACCGCTATATCCCTGCTGCTACTGCGTCATGCCCAGTTTACGATCGAAGCTAAAGTGCGTGAGTACTGCTACGAGGCCGTTAAAGACAACCCTACCTATTTAAGCGATGACACCCAGTTTCATGGGTTTAAACGAGGCGTACTATGAACGAGATTAAGCCTGACAGCAAAGAAGGCAAAAAAGTATTACAGCAAGAAGTCGCTGCCGCCTCTGTCACAGGCGTGCGCCGCGCGTGGAATGATGACAGTATCGCACGCGGATTAACCCCAGCCAAGCTTGCTAGTATACTTGCCGCCGCCAATCAAGGCGACATCTACGACTATCTAACGCTTGCCGAGGAAATGGAAGAGCGTGAGCCGCACTACGGTAGTGTCTTGCGTACTCGTAAACTGGCCATTGAAGGCTTAGATCGCCACGTTGAGCCTGCTGATGATAGTGAGATTGGTCAAACCATCGCCGATGATATCAATAACTTGGTACAAGCGGCTGAGTTTGACGACTTAATCAGCGCCTTGGTTGATGGTTTGGGTAAAGGCTTTGCCGCAAGTGAGGTCATGTGGAGTGGCTTTAAGCCTACCCGCTATGTATGGCGTGACCCGCGCTACTTTAGATTTGCCGATGATGATGCTTATACCTTGCGATTGTGTAATGAGGACGGTACAGCTGGGCCGCATCTGCCTGCTTATAAGTTTGTGGTGCATCAGCCCAAGCTCAAAGCTGGCATCCCTATACGTGGCGGTCTTGCGCGTATGGCGGCGCTGAGCTACATGTGTAAGACCTACGCGCTGACCGACTGGATGGCGTTTTGTGAAGTGTTTGGCATGCCGATACGCGTCGGTAAATATGGCAATGGGGCATCAGAGCCAGATAAAGCAGTACTTAAGCGCGCGGTCGCTAATATCGGTACCGACGCGGCGGCGATCATCCCTGAGAGTATGCAGGTAGAGTTTATCACCGCTGTTAATTCCACGGGTGGTGAAAGCTTATTTGAAAACCTAGCGAACTGGCTAGATAAGCAAATCAGCAAAGCCGTACTGGGTCAAACCATGACTGCTGATGACGGCAGTAGTAACGCGCAATCACAGGTACATAATGAGGTGCGAATAGATCTGCTCAAGGCGGATGCCAAGCAGCTATCGGCAACCATCAATCAACAGCTGATCAAGCCCTATATTGATTTTAATTACGGTGTGCAGAAGGTCTATCCCAAGTTTGTCCTCTACGTGCCTGAAGCGGAAGACATCGCGGGACTGGTAGAGGGTCTGGCTAAACTGGTACCGCTTGGCTTAAAAGTGCCACAAAACTTTGTCCGAGATAAATTGGGCATCCCTGACCCACAGGATGATGAAGAGCTATTGCAAGCTGCAAGTCCGCAAGGTATGGGTGCGACCCAATTTAACCGAGCAGCACCGCCAAGCGCTCAGACAGAGCTGTCTACAGCGCTCAATAATGAGCAAGAGCGCCTGCATGACGCCAATGCTGACGGTGATATGGACGGCTTTATCAATGTCACTGAGCAATCTATCAAAGCGCTGGTCAGTCAGCTACAAGCCGCCACCAGCTTTGATGAGATGCTGAGATTGCTCAATAGCGCTGAGCTAAACAGCAGTGATATTACTGATGCGCTGGCATTATCTGGCATCAAAGCCTTTGCTGATGGGGTCAAATAATGGCGCTTAAAGTCCCTAAAGTCATACCGCATGAGGCCATCGCCTATATCACGGGCAAAAAGCTGGCGACCAGCTACAACTGGTCGGAAATCTATGCCGAGGAGCACGCCTCTAAGTTTACTGTCGCCAAAATCATGGAGCTGGATGTCTTAGACAGCATCCATCAATCCGTGATTGAGGCGGTCGCTGAAGGGCAAACTTTTCATACCTTTAAGAAAGGTATGCTTGAGAAGCTTGGTGAGGAAGGCTGGGGAAACTATGCGCAAAAAGATGAAGTGACTGGTGAAGACCTCACTCGGCTATCAGATAGACGCCTCAAAAAAGTGTACCAGGTCAACAAGACGCAATCGTATCACACGGGGAGCTGGCATCGATTTGAAGCCAATAAATCCACGCATCCTTATTTGCGTTATCGCTTAGGGCCAAGCCTCAAGCACCGCCCTGCGCATAAGCGCTTTGATGGCTTAGTGCTGCCCGTTGATGATCCTTTTTGGCAGACGCATATGCCCATGAATGGCTGGGGCTGCAAGTGCTGGGTACAGAGCCTCACACGCGATAAAGCTGAAAAGGTAGGCATCAGTGACAGTCCAAAGGTTGAGTATCACGACTGGGAAAACAAGTCGACTGGCCGCAAGCATAAAGTGCCTAAAGGGATCAGTCCAGGGTTTGAATATAATGTCGGCCGTCACCGTGAGCACAAAGCGCTTGAGATGGTCACTGACAAACTATCACAGGTCGTCACTCAAAACCCAAAGCAAGCCAATGCCACCATGAGCGCCTTACTGGGTGATAGTGCGCAAAAGGCCATGATGGATAAAGTGGTACGCGATATGGTAACTGATGTCGCTGACAATAAACGCGCGTATGGCAATACGCTGGCCGTGGGCATTATCAATGATGAGGTGGTCGATAAGCTGACCAAGATGGGCAAAGCGCCGCATCATAACATTATTGCCGTGCGTGATGCGGATATATTGCACGGATTGAGGGATAGTAAGCAAGCATCAGGAAAGCGCTTGGACATAGAGATGTGGCAAAACTTGCCAGAAGAACTACAGAACCCTACAGCTATTTTGTTACAGACCAAAGAGCAGCAAAGACAAAAGAGCGCTCTTGATACTCTTGTCTTTGTTTATAAAAACAGCAATGGCAAGGTATTGGTTAAAGTGGATTATGCGGTAAAAATAAAAGAGAATAACGGAGAGAAAAAGCAAGTTAAATTAAATATGGTCAAAACAGGGTCGACATTGTCTGACGATGAATTGTCTAGTCTGAAATCATTTGATTTGCTATGGGGGAAGTTGTAAGAAAAGATGGCGTTTTTATACTGGGTTGGATTTGAACCAACGTCACTTGCTAACCTATTTTTGTAATATCGCCATCTTAATAATACAAAACCGCAGTTAACAATCCCTTCTACCTGAATTGGGCTCTACAGCATAGAAACTAGTTTTAGTATACCCAATCAACCCCGCACCAAGCAAGCCTACCACTGTAAAAATCAGTAAACCACTTTAATAACCGACACTTATACATATTGCTACTCTAGGCAATATGAAAAAACACTTATATACCGCGCTTAACAGTACCAGTCAGAGTGACGCCAATGACGCGATTATCACCACACTTTGTCGTAGCTTACCCTCTGATATTGAGGCCGATGACGGGATTTGGTTACCGCTTATCCCTATCGGTGCGTTTACTGGCCGCGACGGTCGTAGCTGGACCAATAGCGACCCTGAGCAGGTCGTTAAAAACACTACCTTGCCCTTTATTCTTGATAACGATCACGCCAGCGAGGTCACTGCTAATACTCAAGCGAGTGGCTGGATAACTCAGCTCAAAGTCGAGCAAGACCACATCTTAGGACTACTTGAGCTCAATACGCTAGGTAAAGAGTCCATTGACGATAAGCGTTATAAATTCTACAGCCCCGCCTTTCACACCACTAAAGATGGCGCTGTGCACGCGCTATGTAGTGTCGGCTTGACCAATAAGCCCAACCTATACGTGCCTGCGCTCAATAAGGCGCAAGACAATCAAACCACCCCACTAGAAAAGGATGATCCCATGCTACCAGAGTTACTCGCCGCCTTAGGGCTATCAGCAGATGCTGATCAAGCAACAGCGCTCAATGCTATCAATGCATTAAAAACGGCTAAGCCTGATCCACAAATGCCTGATCTAAACCACTTTGTACCACAAGCGACCCATAGCCAAGTCGTTACTGAGCTAAATGCCGCTAACACTAAGCTTGCAGCGCTTGAAACTGAAAAGCACAACGAGGCAGTAGAGACGGCGCTCAATGCGGCCATCAGTGAGAAAAAGATTGCCCCTGCTGATAAAGCGTTTTATGCCAATTACTGCTCAACTGAGCAAGGCTTGGCAGATTTTAACAAGTTTGTGTCAACCAAAGCACCCGTCATTGGTGATAGCAACTTGCCTGATAAACCCGCTCAAAAAGATGGCAAAGACACTGAGCTGAACAGTGAGCAGCAAGGCATCCTAGCGCAAATGGGCGTGGTCTTAGACTAAGCACTAGCACCCTAAGCACTTAATAGCAGATATTTAATCTAATCTTATTTATAAATTACAAGGAAAACCGCCATGGCTTTAGTTAATGCAGCCACCTTAACCGCGCTAAATACGGCGATTAAAAAGACCTTCCAAAACGGTCTCGATAGCGTCGAGCCTGAATACACTCAGATCGCAACGGTCGTACCGTCCAGCACAGCTAGCAATACTTATGACTGGCTTGGTGAGCTGCCAGAGATGCGTGAGTGGATCGGTGAGCGCGTGCTCAAAGATATCACGACTCACGCTTATAGCATCGTCAATAAGCTGTACGAATCAACGATTGCGGTAAAGCGTACTGACATCGAAGACGATAATCTAGGCACGTTAACACCACTTGCCCAAGCGCACGGCCGCCGTGCCAGTCAGCATCCAGACAAATTAGTATTTGATGCATTAAAAACAGGCCATGAGAAAATGTGCTATGACGGTCAAAACTTTTTTGATACCGATCATCCTGTGTACCCAAATCATGATGGCACAGGCGTGGCCACTACGGTATCTAATCTAGACTATGATGCTGTGAGCGGTGATCCATCTTGGTACCTGCTCGACACCAGCAATGTGATCAAGCCCATCATCTTTCAAAAGCGTAAAGAAATTGAGCTGACCGCTATGACCAAGCTGGATGATGAGTCGGTCTTTATGCTTGATCTATTTCGCTGGGGCGCTCGAGCGCGTCATAACGTCGGTTATGGATTTTGGCAAATGGCCTATAAGTCTAACAAACCATTGACCGCTGAGTCTTTAAACGCGGCGATCGCGCACATGCAGTCACAAGTAGCTGATGGCGGCCGTGAGCTAGATATTAATCCAAGCTTGCTTGTCGTGCCACCAGCGCTACGTGCCAAAGCGCTGGAGCTGGTCAAAGCGGATCGCTTGGCTAATGGTCAAACCAACATCAATAAAGACGTGGTCGATGTGCTGGTCACTCAGCGCGTTTAACTTGCTATCTAACTGATTAAGTCAATTTGATTGCTCACACTATGCTGAGCAATCAACTTAAATAATCACCGTTAATCAAAACCTATTAAAAAGGACGTCGCAATGAAAATGAATAAGGTGTTTTTAGTCTCTGTTATTGCAACCGGTTGTATTAGCCGCTTTCGCAATGGCGAGCAATTTACCAAAACCGCAAAAGAGATTGAGGTTGATGAGAGCGAACTGGCAACGCTTGAAGCAGATGACTACCTACAAGTAAAGGTGCTTTCAGAAGGAGCTGATGATGTTGAAACAGGCGATAACACTGTCAATGTCGATCATTCGGCATCTGAAGACACTCTATCTGATGCCACTAATGCGTCTGACCCAGCCTTTATTATTGTCGATGAACTGGAAAATGAGCCAACGCATAACCCATACGCAGATACGGGCACGGCAGCGCTACCTGAAGCGCCTGCGAGTGAAGCTCAAAGCGCTCCGGTACCAGAAGCGCCTGTTGATCATGTAGAGACAATCACAGCGGCCATGCGTGGTCTCAATCTCGATATGACAGCAGATAAGCCCACGGTTTATGACTTGCAAGCACTTGGTTTAGATATCAGTGCAAAAGAGCGTGACGCCGCTTGGAATGTGCTTACCGCTGAATATGCAGCGAGTAACGCCTAATGAGCTATGCCACTGTTACAGACTTGGAATTACGGCTGGGTAAGCAGACGGTCATAGAGCTGACCAATCCCAAGACCCGCGCCGATAGTATCAATGTGCCAGTGGCAGAGGCGGCAATAGCGGATGCTGTTGGCATCATTGATAGCTATATCGGTCAGCGTGTTAGCTTGCCGCTGGCTATCGTGCCTGCACTGGTTAAGACCTTAACGATTGACCTAGCGGTTTACTATCTCAAGGTCAAGCTGGGCAATACAGGCAAATCAGACAATGGCACTAACAAGCTATACGACGATGCCGACAAGCATCTACAGCGCTTTGCTAATGGCGATACCAGTCTAGGCCTAGCCATCCCTGAAGATGACCCTACAGATGATCAGCCAAGTAATCATGCTGATATCAGTAGTGAGGAACGGCAGTTTACTCGCACAACGATGGGTCGGTTAACTTAAAAAAGGTAACAGTATGACACTGACAAGAGATGAAATGATTGCTGCTGGGATGGCACAACGGCATTTCCAAGAGCTCATCAGCCCTATTATTACAGAATTAAACTCGAATGAGGCGAAAAGAGGTTACGCCTCATCACTCTTAATTGGTGCTTGTGCAGAGTTGTCTCATGCAACTGGCGAGGGTTTTGAAGATGCACTTGATGAACTGGTAGCAATAGCAAAAGAAACAAATAAAAGTAAACGCTCTTAAATGCGTTCTAAGGCGTTTTAAAGGTAAATAGCCGTAACTGGACGATAAATAATCTTTAAACAAATTTAAACGGGGTTTAAAGCCATTTAAAGATGGTTTAGTCAGCTAATCACAGTCGAGGTCAAGATGAGTACATCAATAACGTGGAATGGGATGGATGACTGTCGAGATCTTTTTGCCAGATTACGCGCTCATACCGATGATCTAAGACCTGTTTTAAACGCCATTGGTAACGAGCTTACTGAAAGTGCGAGATCTCGCATCGCTGATGAAAAGAAATCGCCTGAAGGTGAAGACTGGGCAGAGCTTGATCCTGACTACGCGGCTCGCAAACGCCAATACTCAAGCGGTGGTATTTTGGAATATACGGGCAATCTATTGAATTCAATGACTTATAACGTATCAGCTACTAAGGTGCTCGTCGGCTCAAATGAAGTGTATGCCAATCGGCATCAACAAACCAGACCCTATCTTGGCGTCAGTGAAGACGATGCCAACGCCATCAATCAATTTATCAGAGATGCGCTGGGAGAGTAAGCAGCATGAGAATTAGAAAGCAAATCGCTCAGCGTATCAATGACTATGACCAAGCCAACACTCAGTTATTTACAGAAGTAGCCGATAGTGGCCAGCTCGATGAGGTGCTAAAAAACCGCAATACCACTGAGGGCTGTTATGTCATCAAACTTGAAACTCAGGCCGTCACTACCAGCGACTACTATCAAGACGTCACTGAGCGCTATCAGGTTATTACTATTTGCAGTAACTATAGTGACGCTTACGGTAGTGCGGTCGGTGATATCGCGGAAGACATGCAAGGCGCAGTATTTAGCGCCATTAGCGGCTATGTCTGCACGGACAAAAAAGGCGTGGATACAGAGCCGCTGAAGTTTATCACTGGCGGCTTGATCGATCTAAAAGACAGCTTGCATGTGTGGGCTGATATATATGAACTGGGTTATACACAAAAAATTAATCAGCAAGGCCAATAGGAGCAAACCATGCCAAATGTTGCACTAAGTCGTAAATTTAAGAAAAAGCTGCTGCTGTGGGGTATCGGTGATTTACCGCATAATCAGCTAAAACCCGTCGAAACCAAGGACGTAGACATCAGCTTTGAGGGCGACACTGTCGAGCAAGAAAAGGACGGTGAAAGCTGGGGCGCAAATAAAAAACACCGCACCACGGATAAAGTAAAAATCACCGGCAAAGTCGCGTTTGCCAGTAGCGGCACGGCTGGCACTGCGCCCGCGTATCGTGATCTGTTTTTGATGGCAGGTCACTCTGAGACCGTCGCGGCCGATACCGTGACCTATACGCCTGAAACCACAGACACCAGCTTTGGCACAGTGGCCTTTTTATTAGATGGTCAGTTTCATGTCGGTAAAAAAGCGCAAGCTGAAATTAAGCTGTCCGCCAATAGCGGTGAGCTGGGTTACTGGGAGTTTGAGATTTCTATGGTGGGCGGCACAATCCCGATTACTAAGCCTGCCGATCTGGTCACTTTGATTGAGGGCTATCAGACACCAAAAGCGGTGAACTTTGCCAATACGCCTGTGTTTAAGCTGGGCGCTAAAGACTATGCCATGAAGACCTTTAGCCATACCACAGGTAATGAGGTGACCTCACTTGATATGGTCAATCATCAATCCTCTATGATTAGCGATCGTAAGCCGATGGTCACGATCGCCGTTGGTGCGCCGCAGCTGAGTGAGATTAACCTATACCAAAAAGCCTGGGACGGTGACGAGATGCCATTAGTGATTGAGCATGGCACAGTCGCTGGTCACAAAATTAAGCTTAACTATCCTGCGGTGGCTATTGATATTCCCAAAGCCACTGATATGGATGGTGCGCTGGGCTATGAGATTGAGTGTAGTGTCATGCAATCAGCAAGCAATCCACCTTATACCATTACTTTTAGTTAGACCCATCTGAGCCGTTAATCGTCACGGCTTAGTCATATTTAAAACCCTTTTAAAATCACTTAAATTAGGAATAAAGCCATGTTTAAACTGAGCGATGTCGCTGATACCTATCCTTGGACGATCACGATCAAGATGCCGCACAATGGTAGCTACAAAAAAATGCCTGTGAAAGTTACCTTTAACCGTTTGCCGCATGATGAGCGGGTGCGCTTGCTTGAGGTGATACAGTCAGCCAATGATATTCATAATGCTGAGAGTGTCGAAAACGACTTCTTTGATAAAGTCTTAGCCGGCTGGCTCCCGGGACAGATTAAAGGTGAGGACGATGAAGATTTAGAATTCAATGAAGACAGCAAACGACAGCTCCTCGCTATCTCTGAATTTCGTCAAGCCGTCATCGATGGCTACTTTGACAGCGTGGCCGGCAATAAGCTAAACCAAAAAAACTAATGGCGCTGGGTAAGCATGTAGCGGTACAAGAACAAGCGTACCAAGCTTACCTAGCGGAACAACAAGCCACTGATGACGCCTTTGCTGAGTTTGGTGTCGCAACAGAACAAGAAGATTTTGAGTTTGAAGTGATGACGGTCTGGCGTGAGTTTACCCCTATTCTGCCGTTGTTTGATTATGTAGTACTGACTCGCAACCCATACAGCGGTACAGTGATGGGTATAGACTGGGTAGCGATAGATATACTGCTACGCCGTGTCGATATAAGAGTCACACCAGATGATTTTGCCAACTTTAGAGTCGCCATCACAGGTTACGCCAAT